ATAATTACAAGACCGACGGTATCAATTGAAGACATTGGTTTCTTACCGGGTTCGATGAAAGAGAAGATGGATCCATGGCTTTCTCCAATCCAAGCTAACATGATTATGTTAACAAACAAAGCAAAGATCGAGAAGTTAATGTCAGAAGATACAATCGAGATTTCACCGATCTCATTCTTACGCGGTAGAACATTTGTTAATGCATTTGTAATCGTGGATGAATCACAGAACGTAACAAAGACACAGATGGAGATGATTCTTTCTCGTCTTGGTATGAACTCGAAGATGATTTTAACAGGTGATTCTTCACAAACAGACTTAAAAAACAAGAAAGACTCTGGTCTTCCATATTTATTGAATATGGCTGATACTATCAATGGTCTGGGTGTGTATGAATTGAAAACCAATCACCGTCATCCGATTGTTGAAGACATCCTAAAACACTTTGATGATATTAAGTAAGAGAAGTAAATGGTAGAAATTCCTATATGGCCCGGTTCTTCAAGTTTTACAACAGGTAGTACACCGTTCGGATTTTTTGATGCAGAAACTGCATTTCGAGTAGATGCGGATAATGTTGCAGACTGGTGTGCAAGGAGACTTGGTTATCCACTTGTAGACATAGAATTACAAGCAGGTAACTTTTACGCTTGTTTTGAGGAAGCTATATCAGAGTATTCTAACCACGTTAACCAATTCAATATTCAACAGAATATGTTGAGTATTATGGGTACACCAACTTCAAACAATCTTACACACCAAAACATATCAACGAATATGGGTGGTATGATTCAGTTGGCAACTGAGTATGGAACAGAAACATTTACTAACGGTAATGTTAATTTCTACTCTGCTTCTATTGCAGTTCAAACTGACAGACAGATATATGATTTGAACGAACTCATTCGTGACATAAAAGCACCTACTGGTTCAATTGAAATCAAAAAGGTTCACCATTATTCACCACCGGCATCTATTCGTTTCTATGACCCATACCTGGGTAATCAAGCGATGTTAGATACATTCGGATTCGGTGCATATTCAACAGGTGTTTCGTTCATGTTGATGCCTATGTATGCTGACTTACTTCGTATTCAGGCAATTGAGTTCAATGATTTGATGAGAAAGTCATCATATGCATTTGAATTGATAAACAACAAACTTCGTATTCATCCAATTCCTGTTAGAGACTTTACACTTTGGATTGAATATATCATCAAAGAAGAACGATCAAATCCTCTTAAATATCAAACCGCAAGTGGTTCGGTTTCCGATATGTCAAACGCACCGTATAATAGAATGGAATATAACAAGATAAACTCTGTTGGTCGTCAATGGATTTATCGGTACACACTTGCACTTGTAAAAGAGATGTTAGGATATATCCGTGGTAAGTATGGAACTATTCCAATTCCAAACGGAGAAACAACTCTTAATGCGGCTGATCTTCTTTCTGCGGCATCAACCGAGAAACAAGCTCTTATTGATGAGTTGAGAACAATGTTAGACACAATGACTCGTTCAAAACTTCTTGAAGCGAAACGTGCAGAAACAGAACACTTAAATGTTGCTCTTAATGGAACACCTTTGAAGATTTACATAGGATAAACCGATGCCATTATTTCACGGACAAAGAGATGCATCGTTAGTACACAAATTCAATGTGGAACTTATTCAGGATATTATAGATACAGAAATTGCTTTGTACAAACTTTCATTAGATAATACAAAGACAAATATCTATGATGAGTCTGATAGAAAGGTATATCATCTTCCAATAAAGATACCATCACTTATTAACCGTCAACCACAGACATACGAAGGAAATGAGTTTGGTCAAGACTATACACAAGTCTGTGACTTTGGCTTTATCCGTGAACTTCTAAAAGAAGTCGAAACATATGTTGAGGTTGGTGACGTAATAGAATACAATGGAGAATATTGGGAAATAGATGCCATTCAGGAAAATCAATACTTTGGTGGTAAGAATCCCGACTACTCATTTGCAACAGAACGTTGGGGTCACAATGTTTCTATCATAGCTAATACACACTTGACAAGACGTTCTCGTATTCATGTTGAAGAAGTTCGTTCTGCCCCAAGAATTAATGAAAACAATGATTTACCGAGTAATATCTAATGCCTAAAAACTCATCGCCATATCGTAAGTCCCCTATAAAAAGAACTCGTGATTCTTATACTGATGATAGAAACTCGGTAGAAAATCCACGGATAGATTTAGGCAAAGGTCGTCACACTCAAATAAGACGAGATCAAGATAAAGTAAAGAATCTTGGTGTTACTCTCTATGATATTGATTTTGCTGTTAAGTCGTTTATAGACCAAACAATGCAACTAAGAATAGAAGATAATGGCGAGTCTGTAATTGTACCAATTATTTATGCCAATGCAGAAAAGTGGGCATCTATACAAAGAAACGGGTATCTAAAAGATAAGAAGGGTAAAACACTTGCACCACTCATTACATTTAGACGTTCAAGTGTTACAATGAAAAACGAATTAAAGAGAAATAAGGTTGCCAGCACGAATCAAATTTCGTATATTATGCAACAGAAATATGATAAGTTAACACCTTATGATAAGTTTAGTTCTCAATATGGTATAAAGAAAAGACAAGAATATTTTGTCACGCCGATACCGGATTATGTTGATGTTACATATGACTTTATCCTTTGGTGTGAATATCAAAATCAATTAAACTTTTTGATTGAACAGTTTGTTTATTATACTGGTCAATCATTTGGTGAAAAGAACTTCTTTAAGTTTGCTACAAATCTCGATTCATTAACAATGGAAGATACAAACACAACAGGACAAGATCGCCTTGTAAGAGCGAGTTTCCAAATAGTTGTACACGGTTATCTTCTTCCAAAAGAAATTGCAGGTGAAGCAACAACAAAACGAGTAATAACACCGAACAGAGTTTCTTTTGATATGGAAACATCGAGAGACATAGAAGGTGCATTTAAAGAAAATCAAAAGTTGTATAATGATAATCCATTTAGATCATTGAACTACAATGATAGAGATGCTAGAGAAGATTTAATACGAAGATTACGAGATGAACCTTAATTGAATTCTCGGAAAACAAAATCATATTTATAGTTATAGTGTTTTACTAATAAGAGGTTTTTATGTCAGAACAAATAGGAAAAGAGTTTGAAGCAGAAGATATTGAATCTGTAAAAGGTTTACAATCGGACTATGCAACGAACACCGCACAGTTAGGTCAAGTAGAGGTTGAACTTTACGCACTAAATAAACGTCTAAAACAAATGGAAGAGTTGCGGATTGGTTTATTTCAAAGATATGACGAACTGCAATCAAAAGAACAAGAACTCGTACAAAAGCTTAATGAAAAGTATGGTGACGGCGTTCTTGACTTAGATTCTGGAAGATTTATTCCGTCTGGCTCATAATTTGGATTTTTTAATCCATATTTATAGCAGAGACAACTATATACTTAATTTTTTTGGAGATAAATAGTGGCTAATGAAAGAATTGTAAGTCCTGGCGTATTTACGATTGAGAAAGACCTTTCGTTCCTACCACAAGGAGTTGGTCAGATTGGTGCGGCACTCATCGGTCCAACATTGAAAGGACCAACGGTCGTTGAAGGATATTCTGATTTAGTAACAAAGTTCGGTGGAACATATGAGCAATCATATCTTCCTTTCACCGCTAAGAGCTATCTAACGAATGCTGGTAGTGCAACCATCGTTCGTGTTCTTGGTTCAGGTGGTTATTCACTCAAGCACCCTCTCGTCTTAGTTGCAACTGGTAGCTACGGTTCGAGATTGATTTCTGTACTTCATCCAACATTTGTTGTATCAAGTGGAGATTCTACATCATTGTTTGCACAGTCAACTGTTGCATCTAACGCAAGTGGTTCATTTGTTCTTACAGTTTCTGGTGGATTTGCCACAGATACATCCGCATTTACAGGTAATGCTGTATCAGAAAACGGAACATCATTCAGTGCATCTATTAATCCAAATAGCACATCATTTATTGGTGATCTTTATGGATATGGTGCATATGGTACTCACGCAGTTTATAACTATGTTTCTTTCGCAAAGGCAGCTTCTGCTTCGTTAGCGGCAGATCCAACTACAACAATCTTTATTCAGACAGGTTCATCTGCAACACCTGAATGGGACTTTACAAACGATTATCTCGAAGCATCTACACCTTGGATCACATCACAGAAGGTCGGTGCAATTGCAACAAATCTCTTTAAGTTCCACACACTTTCACACGGTGTTCACTCGAACTACGAAGTTAAGGTTGCTATTGCAAATGTTCGTCCAGCTGGAACAATTGCTGGTTCAGAATACGGTGACTTTGATGTTATTGTAAGATATGTTGATCAATCAAAGATTAAGGGTTCACCTTTCACATATGAAGATGAAGATCTACGTCCAAATGTAGTTGAAACATTCAAGGTAAATCTTGATCCTAACTCACCAAGATATATTGCTCGTGTTATCGGTGATCGTTATATCACAATCACAGATGAAGGTAAGGTAGTTGTTAACGGTGATTACGGTAACAAGTCAAATTATGTTCGTGTTGAAGTAACAGACGGTGTTAAGAACGCTGCAAACTCAGCAACACTCGTACCATTCGGCTTCCGTGCACTTTCAACACCTGTTCCATCGGCATTCGTACAACCAACAGCAGCTTCTTATGTCACAGGACAGACAGCCGCTGGTGCTTATAACAGACGTGTTTATTGGGGATTTGATTATGATTTCTCAAATACAGACAACTTAAACTATCTTCGTCCATTGCCAATAACAGCAAATCAAACAACAGGTAGTAACGTTGACTTCTATCTTGGAAATTACAATCAGCCAGCTGGTGCAAACTTCCCAACTGCAACAACTGCTTATTCTGGTTCAATCAACTTGACAACAAATACATCAATTGATAGCCGTAAGTTCGTAGTTCCATTCCAAGGTGGATTTGATGGTCATAAGCCACATCTTCAAAAGAAGACAGGTGCATACATCGAGGCAGGTAATACTCAAGGATTTGATATTTCAACATCTGCTGCTTCTGGATATACATCATATAAGAAAGCACTTGACACAATCTCTAACTCAGATGAGTTTGACATTAACATGATTGTAATCCCTGGCGTTATTCACTCACTTCACTCTGGTATTACAACATATACTAAGGATGTCTGTGAAGATCGTGGAGATGCATTCTTCGTGATGGACTCTGTTGGTATTGATGATAACATTGCAACAGCAATTTCAACAGTAGAGGCATTCGACTCAAACTACACAGCTACATACTATCCGTGGGTTAAGATTCTTGACTTCGATAGAAACAAGCCAGTTTGGGTTCCACCTTCTGTTGTTCTTCCAGGTGTTCTTGCATTCAACGACCGTGTTGCTGCTGAATGGTTCGCTCCTGCTGGTCTGAACCGCGGTGGTCTCACAGAAGTTATTGAAGTGAAGACACGTCTTACACACTCAGAACGTGATGACTTGTATGAAGGTCGTATCAACCCAATCGCAGTATTCCCAGCAACGGGTGTATGTGTATGGGGTCAGAAGACACTTCAAGGTCGTCCATCTGCTCTTGACCGTATCAACGTTCGTCGTCTCTTGATTGCAGCTAAGAAGTTCATCGCATCTGCTACACGTTACCTTGTGTTCGAACAAAACACAACACAAACACGTACACGATTCCTGAACATCGTTACTCCATATCTTGAGTCAATCCAACAACGTCAAGGTCTTTATGCCTTCCGCGTTATCATGGATGAGTCAAATAACACACCTGACATC